CCTTAACCAGCTATATGCCAGTAAGTTTATTCAGTCACTCCCAATGTGCTGATCAGGCACAAATATATTATATACTAATTCAGCAAAACTGGCAAGCCATAGAATTGAGCAGGTCCACCACCACATCCTGCAGCGAATACACCTGTGTTTACGTTATATACTGCGACACCGTTTTCAACCTGATTCATTATCGCACCACCCTTGGCAGTATTGAATTCTCCGATACCACCTGCCTTTGTGTTTACAAGAGTTAAGCGACCACCCATCTTACCGTTAACCACATCAATGATTCCACCAGGAACGTCACATTCACAAATGTTAATCTGTGCTGCTGGCATCATAATCGGAGCAGCACCAGTACCATTGATTGAAATGGTTGGTCCTTTAACAAGGTTAACCACACCTGTGATAGCAGGGATGGGGTTCATCATACCAACATTCTTAAAGTGAACGTTGTTAATAAATTCTGTCTTCCAAGCACACTCATTAATGATCTCACCAGATATGGAGTTCATTAGTGAAGATGCTTTGTTAGAAATTGTAGAAGCGTTACAAGAGAACTCATTAAGGGCATTAAACGTGATATTAGGAGCCTGTATTTTGTAATCTCCTTCATAACTCACATCGTAGTCAGATGCATAAGTTGTTGCTGCTTTAGATTGCTTTGTACCATCCTTACCAACACCCTGTGACACGTTTAGGTTGTGTGTTCCACCAACTTCTATGTTGAAATCACCCATAACCTTAAGAGTATAGTCACCCTCAATAGTTAAAGTCTTATTTCCTTTAACATTGGTACATTCATCACGTCCAACAATCTTTGTATCATTACCTGGTTGGTTCCTGTGTTGATTACCATCAGCAGTAGCAATAGTAGTCTGACCACCACTATGCTTAACAATGGTCTTTTCTTTACCAGGTGTATTGTCCTGAATAATAGAAGAACCGTTAAGGAATGTTTGGGCTTGAACCTTGTAAGGGTTAATACCTTCCATTAATTGTGAGAAATAATCTCCTTTAGTGGTGTAATTACCTTCACCAGCTAAATCACTTGCTCCTCCTATCTCAATTTCTTGCTGCAAGAATTCTGGTACGGTTTCACACGTACTCGTACCTAACAGTGGCAGCCAGAACTTTTGTTTAGGTGCTTTATGACCCCTTCCACAGTCCTTGTTACCGAACAACATTTTCAATAGTCCGATGATGATGCTGATCAAGGAAGACCAGTTCATCTTTGAGAAGTCGAAAGAGAATAATGACTTAAGTTTGGATACCATACTCAAACCACCTTTTGCAACGTTAATTGCAGCCATTACCTTCTGACCCATAGCAGCAACCTTACCTACTGCTCCTTGTACCTTTGAAAGTACACCGTTAACTGTGTCATTTACCTTAGTGGCAAGACCACCGACAACTTTGTCAACTACATTACCTGCGATATCATTAGCAAAACTGGTGATATCTCCTAGAGCACCACTAATCGCTCCTAAAATATAATTTGCTTCGAAGTTGCAAAATAAACTTGTAATGAATGTAGCGAGTTTCATTAACTGAGTTATTATGCCAAGTGGTATCACATTTGTTAACGCACCGAGTAGGCTACTAACCATACTCTCTATTCCTTGTGCTAGTACGTTCTTCAATGAGCTCATAATACCACTAATTGCATTAGACACTGATGTCTTAATGCCATCAAGAGAAGTTTGGATCTGTTTGTTACTAATCTTTCCTCCACTAATGATAGAGATTAAATCTCCACCACTTCCTCTTGCTATGGAACCTGACAACTGACCGAATTCGTTAAGCATTCTCTTAAGATCTTGCTCGAATCCTATACCTGCTGGTCCGCTGAGTCCATCCCCGACTGCAAACGCATCTGCAGGGATTTTTATTGGGTTCGTATAAACGTTACCTGGTGCTCGAACTTCTGCTATTGAAATGACACCACGGGACTTTTCTTCTCCTCCGTGCTCATCTCCTGCTTGTTCTCCACCAACAACATTAAAGGGTGATCCTCCGTGAACTACCTCACCTTGTAAAGACTTAGCCTGAGGTGGCATCTCTTCTTCTGGTAAAGCCTTCTTAGGATCAGCAACAACTGTAGCTCCTGTCTCTGCTTCTGTACTTGCTGCTCCATCTTTACTGTTGTTCTTGAAACCACGAAGTGATCCCATAACAACTGGTAGTTGTGCTTCCTCTCCATCAAGGAAGAACCCTAATACCTGAGCACCGACCTGAAGTTCACACTTCGTCCCAGAGTTTTTTATACCTGCCTGATCAGTAGGCAGCATAGTAACCGCCCAAGGTAAATCCTCAGTCGGCATATCTTTAGTATAGGCAACATTACCAGCACCAGTATACCAACCTATAATACGTACCTTAGTACGTCCTAGATTCTGAGGATCCTCGATGTCTTCGACTTCACCGACCCACCAAGTGAATCCGTCACGTCCCATTACATCTGATTTTCCTATAGCGTCAAGTGTTGCTGGCATTGTTTAAGCGTATGATACCCATCCTGTTACTATATATTTATCTTCTTTAGGTGCAGGTATTCCGTGGTGTACGTGAGTCCAGTCTGCTGGCCAGATCATAGTCAGTCCTTTCTTAGGTTCTAACTCTAGATCTTGGTGTACAAAGTTAGTACCACCACCCTCTTCAATGTCATTAAGATAGGTCATCCAGACTAGATGTCTGAAGGAACTTGTCTTATTAGACCCTACACGTTCAGTATGAGGTTGAGAGAAACAAGCACCAGGAATATAATGCTGTATATTAAATGGTTCGATTACCTCTAAGTCTGCCATCGAAGCCCAAGGATACTGTTCGATGTATAGAGATATTCCACCTTGAACTGCATCAAGATATTTGACAATACGTGGATCCTTTAACCACGATGGTACTGCCATATCTGTAGATTGTTTGATTATCTTATCAACTCCTTGACTTGTCTCACCTGGTACCTTTTCAAGATAGTCACAAGTGTTATAAAAATCTAAAACCCCATCGCATATCTCAGGTTCAATAGTTCCACCTGCGATGAATGATTGTACAGCAGTCATAATTTAATTGTTCCAGTGACGAATTACCCCTGCTGTAATAAAGCAGTTAGTTATAAAATATGTAGCAAAGATGAGAGTCCTCATAATTGCTACAGTATTGTCGTATCGTTTAGTTGTCTCATCACTAAAAGAACCCAGAGTATACTTCCAGATTCTCCATAATCTTTTAATCGTCATACACTAGGCATTCTGGCTCATCTGGATGTTGGTCGCAAAATAATTCGATAGCGTTAGGATCGTGATGATCTCCTGCTTCAATCTCTTTCTTATGATGCTCATAATAGTCTTCGAGATCGTGTAGCTCTTCTTTGTAGTGTCTGCGAGCTGCAGGATTTGTTTGTGGATCATCAAGAATGTCCTTATCCTTTTGGATGTGTTGTTCTATGCTTTCCATAATAGTTTAAGTAGGAGTAGTAATACTGTCCTTAGATAGGTTCAATAAAGTTGTAACCCCTTCTGGATTATACTTGTGTGTTAACCCAGTAATCAGGTATCTACCTGAATAAACGGGATCTAAAACTGTGCGTTCTTCCTCCTTAGTTGAAGCAGGTATAACGCACTCTAGTTGTTGACCTACTGCTAATGCTACATTACCTGGTATAGTAATGTCAAGAGTAATTGCTTTAAGTAACTGCCAACGACTGAAACTGTATGCAGATGCCCATATTGTATCGAAGTCCATATTGCCAGCACCACCAGTAGAATCCTGTTGGTTCTGAGCGTTCTTCATACCAGGAAGAGCACGTATTTTAGTACGTGTTGGTCTCTTTTCATCAAAGTATATAGGTTTAACCTTTGGAAATGGGAACTGATCGTTCAATATACCACCTGCTTTGTTTGCCATTCCAAACACATTGTTCAGTCCCATATGTAGTGGTGGTTGTATAGAACCAGACGCTCCGTGTGCTTTTACTGTAGTGTTTGTTTTCAGTCCTTTTGTATCTGAAGAAGATACTAAACCTGCGTTTAGTTTACCCTGAACATACGTGGAAGAGGACGTAGTAGTTGTTGTGGTGTTCCCACTAGTAGTGGTAGTTGTTGTGGTTGCAGCTGCAGCTTCACTTCTTGCGTCTATTTCTTTTACTTCTGCTTCATATTCAGCATATCTTTTTTTATCATCATCATCCCAGTTATCTTGATATTGCAGCATTGTTTCCATATAACCATCAAGTTCAACCAATCTCGAAGCATCTTTGACTGAAGCAGTATCTACAAGAGAAGAGTCACCATCACCTGATGCAGGTAAATTGCCACTGGTTATTGCAGGTAACTTAAGTCCTAATACTGTATTACTATAGGTACCTGACCTCATCTTCTCCAAATGATTTGCTCTATCTGGGAAGTTCATACTTTCAATCTTATAAGCATTAAAATCTGACTCACCGACGTTTGCCTGTTCATAGGTATACTTGGCTGGATTAGCAGCAGTAGGATTTCTATCCGAACACAACCAATCTATAGTATGAAAATAATATCCATCTCTATTCTCAAAGAACAAGTAACCAGCAGTATTAGTTACTGAACTGACAATTTTATCTGAGATATATCCAATACAATCATATGGTCTCCAAGTCGGTGCTAAGAATCTGAAGTTCCCCTTCGAGGGTTCGTAGGAATAGTTCTTACCAGAGGACTTCAATTTTTCTTTAACACACCAGTCAACGTGTGCTGATCCGATGTCATCCTTAAACGACTTGAAGACTTTATTGGTTTCATTATTGATAGTCTCAGGTGACACAGTATAAATGACGTAGAGTTGTGCACGTTCAGACTTAGTAATCTCACCAATTTTAAATATTCTCTGCATTATCTCTAGTTCTACACCAGGAGCAGAGTCAGTTTCTATTGTTATTTGAATAAATTCATTACCAGTCATACTACTGATAAGGTCAATAGTATCAAACATAGCAATCTCCATCCTAACCGATGGTGAATCTATGGACTCAATATAATTAAATCCAGAACAAAGTTTCCTGAAATCAACAAGAGAATGTTCTCCAAGAGGTTCAATCTGGTCAACTTTTTGATCAGGATTAGAGTCGTCCTTAGTTATAAGATTAAATTTTGTTATCTTATAACCTTTGGGTTGAATCGGTAGATTATCGGTCATAAGAAGTTACTTACTGGGTTATTAGACTCAGCGTTTCTACCGAATCTACTTACTAAGAACTGTGCTGCAGGATTACGTTTAGCTTCTGTAACGATAGGTATCTCATCAACATCAGAAGGAACTTCAGTTGAAGGTAATGCAATTGCTTCTGCAATCATTGACTGCATTTGTTGTCCTAGATTACCCTGCTGTGTCTCAGCTGCAATAGACTTAACTTTACCAAGCATATCATTTAGATTCTGTCCAACATTATTCTTTTGAGCTTCAATCGCCTTTAACATTATTTTAGAATCAGACTCTGTTCCATCTAAGTCAAAGTGAATATTATTTGTTACTGGAGATTGTATCATTCCAGATTGTATCAACCTCCTCATAAATGCAGAATCAGACTCCTGTGCAATACCACCCATACTGAATTCAGGTAGCTCAAGTACTGGAGATGTAACAAGTTTATTAATATTAACCTTACCACCTTCAGAGAATCCAGGAGGAACCTTGTATCCAAATGCCTTTGCTTGAACTGCTTGTCTCTTAGTTAAACTAGGATCCTTACGAGTGTGTGGTGTATCAAAAGGTATAACAAATCCACCTGCTGATCTCTGTGCAACGTACTCTAGTCCGTGACCAATGAAATCAACACCTTTACCAGTCAAACTAACAGGATAACCAGACATCGGACCATCTATCCAACCACCTTTACTTTTCTTAGGTAGGAATCCACCCTTAGAGAAGTTCTCAAGTTGATTAATTTTCTCCAGTTGATCTTTCTGAGTAAAACCAGCACCTACCCCTTCTTTAGGACCATAGTGAACATAGGATTCATCTCTTGGTGCATTGCCAATAGTTGTATATGTTTCATCAGTTGATCCCTCTTGTTCGATGTCTTTAGGTACCAGTTTAAGTAAACCTGTCAGACCTTTAAGTAATAGAATCAGAGGACCAAAGACAACTGTACCTAAGACCTTCATTATCTTTTCAATCATAGGCATATGTTCCTTAAGTTTATCAACTATCTTCTGCATTACAGGACCAAGTGCTTCAAATACCTCTGATACTGCTTGTTTTAATGGTTCCATAAGTTTCTCGAACCATTCCATAATTACATCAAAGACCTCTTTAATTCCTTTAAAGAAGTCCTCAGCAATAGGACCAAGGAACTTACCAACGTTCTCACCTATAAATCCACCGAGAGCAGCACCAATAATACCACCAATAGGTCCTAAGAATTTCTCACCAATAGTACTACCAACCATTGATCCAGTAGTACTACCTACACCACCACCAATAGCAGCAGCATTTCTATCCTCTTCTGGGATTGTTTCATCATTCTTAATTCTATTATAAGCTTCTAATCCTTGTCCAGTCGCCAATGCCATTCGACCAACGACAGTTCCACCTAGGAATTTACCTAGGTTCATAATACCGCCACCGACCATCGAGAAGATGCCAGTAATACTGCTAATAAAACCTGCAGGATTTGCTAAGAATGCGAGTCCAGCTAAAGCACCACTTAAACCAGCGATACCTTGCAATCGCTCCATAATAGTCTTATCTTCACCAAACGTCTTGTCCCAATTCTCTGTAATCCAATTCTTTAGCTTAGTAAATGTAGATACAAGCATATCCCAGAATTCTTTAATTTTTGTAAAAGTATCCTCTAATCGTTTTCTATTAGCAGGATCACTAATCCAATCAAGAGCCTTGTACATTATAAGACCCTTGAAGAACTTCATAAAATTCCCTAAGAATCCTAATCCTCCTCCAACCATCTTTGCTACTATATTATCATCACCACTACCTTTTTCATCTCCTTCTAACTTCTTCTCTCTAGCACTATCAGATGCTAATGCAGCAGCTCTCTTTGCTCTTGCTGCTTGTGCCTTATTCTGATTCTTAACTTCTTTTATTGCTACAGCAATACTATTAACTGTAGCACCTAGGGAATTGATAGCAGTTATAGTTGTAGAAAAACTGGTACCTGCTATCGTTTTATTTCCAATAGAAACTTTGGAACTCTTCCCTGTCTTATCGGGTGGAGTTACGTACTTAAAAAATCGTATCTTTGCTTCTGCCATTTAGTTTATGCTCGGAGATGCGTGTTTAGTAACATTAACAACATTAGTTTGCTTAGTCTTAACGACCTCCTTAACCATTGGTTGAACAATGAATTGAGTATTGGTCACAGAACCTCTCCATTGTTGGGATGCTTCTGTTAGAGACCTCTCTATCAATTCATTATTTATCCCACCTCCTTGTCCTCCGTCAGATGGTGTAATCTCAGCAACAGGTTCTACTACACCTGTAAATGGTGACTCCTTACCATACTTACTTAAAGGATTGATCCTACTTAGAGGATTATCTTTTGGTCTACCAACATCATCAGGATTAGTTGATGTTTCCCAATGTAAATGAGGACCAGTAGAGGTACCAGTATTACCTGTATAACCTAGTATTGCTCCTGCTTGGAATTTATCACCTGCTTTAAATGGTGACATCTCTTTCATATGAGCATATAACTGACCTAGACCATCACTAGATGTCCAAGCAATATAGTTACCAAATCCCTTATCAAATCCTACCTGTTGTACTGTACCTGCTAAGAACGCTTTAAGTTCTTCACCAATTTCTGTAGCAATATCTACACCCATATGCATACCAGGTGAGAGTGCCATTTGGCGGTCTTTCATTGCTTCCGAAGTTACAATGTGACCGCCTGTGACTCCCCCATTGGTACTGTCCATAGCACTATTAGCAAGAGCAAGTTGCTCAGCTTTCTTCTCTGCAGCCAACTCTTTTTCACGTTCCCATCTCTCCTTTGCTTTAATGACCTTTTTCTTCCTTTCAGAGAGTTCCTTCTCCAAATCAGCATAGTGTTCCTTTTCAAATTTGATACGTTCTCCTATAGTATACCTCCAATTCCAAGGTTTGTAACTATCTTTTCCTTCACCTTCTTCATCTCTTTTTTGTATCAATTCTCCAAGTTTCTTCTTGGAGTCTTCCATAGCTCTCTCAGTCTTTTTAACATCCCTCTCTCTATCTCTAAATTCTTGACCTGCTTTATCAACATCAGATGTATATAAACCAGTAAAATCAATCCTAGCACTCAGATCTTGGCTACCTTCAACGAAATCAGCTATAGCTCTAGCACCATTCTTAATAATCCATACCAATCCTTCAAATGCTATTTTTGCACCTGCACCCAAGAACTTAGCAATCCCTGCTATAGCTGACCCAGCTATTGGTGCCAAGAACTCTCCAATTTGCTTCATTACTGGTAGAAATTCATTGAAGAAATCCATCACAGGTCCAGTAATTGGTTCTATGAATGCCTTCATAGCTGGGAACCATACATCAACAAAGTAATCTTTAATGGGACCAAAGACAGGTCTCATTGCTTCACCAAGGAATGCACCAATCTTATCTCCTATAAAACCACCAAGCATACTGCCCACTATAGGAGCAAATGGTCCTAATATGGGTGTTAACAGTGCAGTCAATCCCATAGATGTGACAGTAGCACCAATACCTGCACCAATAGCAACGTCCGCATCATCACCTGCTGCTAATCTAGTGGTTGTTGATACAACACCAGCAGTTAGTGACATTGCCATTGGGTTGGTGACAAAGTTCTTTGCCATCTGACCAGGTTTTACATTTGCACCAACCTTTTTAAGTGCATCTCCTACCTTAGTAAGACCTGGTCCAAGAAACTTACTTAACTTCTGAAAGTCTCCAAGTAATTTCCAAGGTTTAAGTATCCTATCTGCTACAAATAATGCTGCTAAACCACCAAGTATCTTAAGAGCACCCATTACTGGACTCTTCTCACTAAATGCTTCTAAGATCCAAGTAACACCTTTAGAGAATACCTTCCAGAATGTACCTAACCATTTACCTATAACAGTAAGTGTATTACCTATAAACTCCTTATTATCTGGATTAGACAGCCAGTCTAGAGCAAAATATCCTATAAGCTTTTCTGCTAACCATTTGAATGGTTCTAATAACTTGGTTATCCAAGTACCTGCTTTCTTATCTGAATTACCAGACTCTTTCTGAGCTTTAGTTTGTACCTTCTTTTGTACTCTTTTCTCTAGTTTATCTTCCCTTGATTTATCCCGTGATAGCGTCTTCTTCCTTTTATTATCTTGAATAGTATCAAGCTTATCTTCATACATTCCCACGATCATATTGCCAATATCCTCCACCACAAATCCTAAACGATTCATTTGTGTGGTCATCGAAGCTACAGGATCTGTTCTAATATCTCCCTTAATCTTCGATGGTAGGAATTTTCTGATCTTTATCTTTGCCATTAAAGCGATGGGCTCATTTGACCTTGCCTTTGTCTAGCTTCCTCTTCTCTCAGGTACCGAAGTAGCATATTAACGTATACATCCCTTTCCCACGGCATCATATTCTCAATTTCAGTTAAACTCCACTTATGATGCTGGACCATAGCGAAGTTTACTTCATACATATTCATCAACGAGTCGTGGGCTAGGGCTACGCGAAAAAACTTGCTAGACCCTCCAGTTTAACTGTACTAGTTACTTCAGTTTTAGGATTGAAGACTTCAATGTCTTTCGACAATTTAGGCATAGTTTCGAAGAACTGCTGCACGTTAGCAAATTGTTGTGAGTTCATATCCTCAAAGAACGCAACTAATTCTGCCTTCTTGTAGTCTTTTGCTTCGTGTAGTTCTTCACCATCAGCGATTGATTCAGTACAATCTGCTGCTAGTTTAAATACATCATCAATACCAGGATTATCAACCAAATTATTCTTAACGAATACATCCAATGAAGGATATTTCATCGTTAAAGTGATTTCATCAGTAAGTTTGATAATATTGGTGTGTTCTTTTGGAATTTGTACTTCTACTTCATCCAAATTAACTTCAACATCGACCTGTGTTTCATTGTCATCAGGACAAGTGAGTTTAAATTCACTTACTTCTCCAACAGATTTACCTCTGATCTTCAAGAACAAATATTCAATCTCAAAAGTAGCTAAATTAGCAGCATTTTTGACATTAGTACAAGATTTGATAATCTCCTTAACGGCTTTTATCATTTCTTTCTGATTTTGAGTCTCCATCGCAAGATAAAGAAGTTTCTCCTCTTTAACTAAAAATGGACGATAGGTCACTTTAAGACCACGAGGCAACACGCATTCATAATCTGGAATGCTCAGCTTGGGTAAAGGCATTTTGTAAGGGTATTACACTTCAGTATATCTATTTAGCCTATATTCCGTACTGTGTTTGCTCAGCTGCAGGAGCATTCCATTCTAATCCCAACTTCTTAGCAATAGATGCTGACTCACTAACAACGTGATCTGTAGTCCAATCCTTATTACGTTGTACCTTCGTTGTAAATCTATATCTCTCAAACTTAAATGCAACAGGCAGTGTCAATATACCACTATTCTCGTTACCAAAATCTAATGTACCCATATTATATGGATATACGCCACTAAAACACCATACACCAACTGCTTTATTCAACCTACCATAGTAATCAATACCTTCCTTTCTAGTTCTGGATAGTAAGTTAGAACCACGTTCCCACTTCCTTACCCATACTTCAGTAACATAATCATCATAGAAACCAACTCTATTCTCAGAATCAGGTGCCATAGCATTCATCCACTTCTCATAGAAGTTTCTATGCCACTGATCTTTGGTTACCATAAAAGATATATTTAATTCATTCGCTGTTTGTCCCGTAGCATAAGTCCTAGTAATACCAAAATTACGTACCTCACCCGTTGTAACGTTACGTGATGGGACTGTCACGTTACTCGCAAAGTAATTCAATGCATCACAATAATCTGCTGGGTTAAATTCCCAGCCTGGAATACGCCCGAATATTGGTGGAACTCCAAAATCAATGGAGTACAGATTACCTAAAGCAGGTTCCTTAGCTCCAGTTCCTACTAAATCCTTGAAGCGAGTAAATGAATTTTGGTGACGATGTGGCATTAGAATATAATTCTAGTCGGGATGTCGATATTTCTTCCGTTGACTGTAACAACGAATTGTTCAGAGGGAATCAATCCTATATCATCCCATTCCGATTCTGGAACTCTGTAAAAAGGACTTTGTACATTACTCCTCAAGTATTTATGGAATGTCTGAGGTGGGTGATTTACATCAAAACCTGCTCTTCTAGCAGCTGGTTGTAAATAATGGACATTTGAACCCCAAAAGTGATTCGCACTTTCTCCAGTAACATATACTAATGGGTATTTATCCCACTTTGGCATCCTTTCACCAAATTTGGCATCATACTGGAATGTGATAGCAGCACCTATCATTGGAACTGCGTCTGCTTGAAGACCAAAAAATAACTGACTCCTCCACCAAGAAGGTGACTGAGGTTTGCCATTTGATAAGTCTTTTATGTCCTCAAAGAGACTCATACCTTTAACTCGTGCTCTGTTAATATCACAAATTCCATCTTTCTGTCTTTACAATACTCTCGTGCTGCTTTCCATTTTGCTTGATTGACACCATAAGTGGCAATCTCCTTTAGAAGCTTCTTAGTCCTCCTCCCACGTTTCGGTTCCTGAGTTTGTGCATAAGGTTTAATCTCAATAAGTCTCTTTCGTAGTCTACCGTCGGTTCCCTTCGATTTAACATAAAAGTCAGGGAAATAACGGTGAGGCTTCCTATCAAGAGGAGATATGTAAGGTACAATAATTTCTTCACTTCCCCACTCCATAACGTTTAGATTTCTATCACACCATACCATAAATTTCCTCTCCCACAAAGATCTATAAATAATGTTTGTGGGATCCCCTTTATATTTTGCAGGATTTGATGGTTTGAACCTACCTGAATAAGTTTTATAGGTCATAATGGCATCTATTCCATCCATATTTTCTAAAGCAATCAACTCTGTACTTAAGAGTGCTGGTGAAAATAAACAGTCTAATTTTACAAATGGACCGTTAGTTTACCCCAGACAATTACCTCGACAAGTACCTAATACCGATAGTGGTATCAGAGGAGATGATAATTATGAAACCGAGTACTTAGATTATTTAAGAATAACAATCTATAAGACTCAAGGTGCTAATGGTGCCAATCCATATACTTGGGCTGGTGATGGTGGTGGCTTTAAAGAACCTTATAAAGGTGCTAATGCCAGCAGTATTTCAAAGACTATTTATCTATACCTTCCTGTGGGGTTAAATGAACAATATTCTACGAGTTATAACGTTACTACTCTTGGTGCTGCTGGTGTAGGTGCAGCTAACGCACTTAAAGCTGGTAAGACAAAAGAAGATGCAGTTCAAATTGCTCAAGAAACTGCTGGTACTGCTAAACCATCATTTGTTATGGACTCTGCTGCTTCAGCACTTGGTCTTCTAGGTAGTTCTGCAGATGCTAATGATCTGTTAGCAGTAACATCAAAGAAGGTGTTTAACCCTTATCAAGAAACAACATTTAAAGGTGTGAATTATAGAGATCACGCTTTTAACTTTAAATTTGCACCACGTAATGCTAGAGAAGCAAAAGAATGTTATGAAATCATATCAACACTAAGGACTGCAATGCTTCCTTCCACTGGAAGTCAAGATGATTTTGGTAACCTTAATGAGACTGTTTCTGATGTATTAACAAGTAAATCTGGATATCTTGGTGGTGCTAGATTCCTTAACATTCCTGACATTATGAGACTGTCTATTGTAAGGATGTCCACTACTGATAATAAATCAAGGATCCCTGCTGGTATTGCTCGTATAGTTAGATTCCCTACGAAGTGTGTACTGTCCACGTTGTCTGTTAACACGTCACCTGATGGTCAATACAATTCATTGAAAGATGGAGCAGACACATCAAGGGATTATGGTCCTGCTGCTATGGATGTTTCAATGACATTTAAAGAAACTCAGTTCATTACAAGAGAGATGGTGAGACCCTAATGGCTTATTTCAGATACCTACCTAAAGTTTACGTACGTAACAGAACCATTAAAGATGGTGTACATCCTTATGAATTGTGTAGAAACATCTTTAGAAGAATCAAAATTAAAGATGACCTACAAGGAGCATTATTAGGTTTTACACAGTATGAAATAGAAGAAGGTGAAAGACCAGATCAAGTTGCTCGTAAATTCTATGGAGACTCAGGTCTTGATTGGATTGTATTGATTATTAACAACGTTATCAACGTTAATCAAGACTGGCCAATGACTCGTTACGATCTATACAATTACGTTGAACAAGAACACGGTAATGTTGATGCTATAAGTCACTATGAATCTAATGAGATATTTGCTACTGATGGAACTAAGGTATTTGATGAAGGAATCGTAGTTAATGAGGATTTCCAATACATAAGACCTGATGGTACTATCGTACCTAAATCAGAATGTCGTCACTCAGTAACACACTATGAGGTTGCTGCTGCTGAAAACGAGAAGAAGAGAAATATATATCTACTACGTGCAGATTATGTGACTGACTTCATTAATGAATTTAAGAAACTTGCTAAGTACCTACCTCACGCTGAAGTTGATGAACAAGGTAATAAGAAGACAAAAACTACTATTGCTGAAGAATTCATAGGTATATCAAGCTATAGAAAACCCAGTCAAAGCACTGCTTCAACTGGGTCTGCTAGAGGTGGTGGTTCTAGTACTGCTCTTATATCATCTGGCGGTTCTAGTGGGGGTACTGCAGGAGTAGCATCAACAACTACTACAACAACTACCACGACATCATCTACAACGACTCAAACAAGTAATAATAATACTCAAACTAGTTCCTCT